GTGTTTTAATTTCTCTACGTAACGCATAATCGATTTCTTCTCTAACTACTTTTCTAATTAGGTTTTCAAAGGTTTTTGCTTTCATGTTTGTTTATGTTTATTAATAAATATAAAATTTTTTAAGGTATTGGTACTATTTTAACTTCGTAGCTTGTACGAAGATCATTTTCTGTTTGAGTTAATCTTTCTATAATTTTAGTTTGTCCATCTTCTTTAAGATCTTCTAAAAGATCATTATATAAAATTATCATTTTATCATTTATATCTTTAGAATCTGTAGCTGTTAATGTCCCCGTAGCTGCTTTATCTATTGCTATTTGAATTTGCTCATCTAATAAATTTGGATTTACTGTACCTATTCCTGTACCTATTCCATTTTCATCAGTACTTATAGGAGATTGATCTGCTATATTACATTTTTTAATGTAATTTCTAAATAAAAATATAATAAAAGTTTTTAGTTTTTTTATTAAAGCTATTATTCCTTGAATTGTTGCTATAACAACTTCCATAATATTAAATAATTTATCAATCATAAAAATAATTGGGTTTAAAGCTGCTATCATTGTTGCAGCTAATTTTGCATATTCTTTTATTTTACCTAATATTAATCTTTTTTTCTCTCCCATCTTATCAATAATCCTTCCATTAGCTGCAGGTCCTGAGGAGGCTGCTAGAGCTATTTCAGCTGCTATTACTACTACTAGTAATGCTGGTATTACTTTACTATTTAAAAAATCTAGTATTTTTTGGATTTTAGGGATTATTTTATCTCTTATTTTTTTTAATTTTTTGTCTATATTTCTAACTACTTTTAATCCTTTTTCTGGTATTTTTAATAAATTATTTATAAGTTTAATAAGTTTATCATATAATTTAGTCATTTTATCTTGAGACTTAGGATTACAAGAATTAGAAATAAGTTTTTCTTTTAATTCTTCTTTACTTGGTAATCTTTCTTTTACTTTTTGAATTTGTTTTGTACCTTGATTTCTTAAATCTTTTTTAGCTTTATAAATTTGTTTATCTATTTGAGTATTAATTAAATTCCTTATTTGTGCTGTTGCCATTTTATGCTATTTTTGTTATTTTACTTTTAAATAAATTAATATTACTTCTTAAATCTTCTATTTGCATTTTTCTTAAAGATAACATTCCTTTATTTGCTGGATTAGGACCCGTTGGAGATCCTGGAGCTGTAGATATAAATGATACTTTTGTTATTAAATCATCTATTAAACCTTCAAGTGTTTCTAGTAAATCTGACAACCATATGTCTCCTAAATAATCTCCTAATACTGCAGGTTCTGTTGGGAGGTCTCCTCTATAATCTAATCCTAAATAAATATTAGGAGAATTTATTATTACTTTACTTGGTTCTTTTCCTTCTTTTTTATCACTAGTATCAAAATGAATACTACCATTAGTACTAAATCCTATTGCTTTACTTGAAAATAATAAAATAGAATCATTTTTAGCATTAAATAATAATCTATCTGAGTTTATTATTACTTGTTTTCCTTGATATATTCCTGGGGCGTCTGGTTTATATGTCATTTTAGAGTGAGTTTTTTGCTAATTGAATTAATTCAGTTATTGACCCTGCTTGAAATTCTTGAACTAATAATATATTCATATCATCATCCTTAACTGTGATACTTCCTTTAGGACCTTTTTTTGTGTAATAATAACCTCTATTAGGTTCTACTTGATCTGCATTTGGGTGTTTTGATACAGGAGGTACAGCATTTTCTGATTTTTCTGTTAGATATTCTGGATAAGCTCTTTTTATAAAGTGTTGATACCCTGAAGAAGAAACAGTTCCCCCATATCTTTCATGTAAAGTAGAATTATTAGAAGCTAAAGTTAATTTTTTTCTATTATTATTACTTTTAAAAGATATATGAACCCAAGCACCATTTACTCCTTTACCTCTTTCAGGAAATTCCCAAATCATTTGATCAAAATCTATATTCTGGTCAATAACCCAATTAAAAATTTCATGTGCTTCAAAAGTATTAATACTTACTAAATCTGAAGCATATCCATACATGTGTTGACTTTCAGAAGAACCTCCTATATATTCATTTAAGGTTTTACTTCTATAAACTGAAGTTATAACTACATCAGGAAATCTATCTTTTATAGGATTAACACATTTATTCATAAGATTATTTATATTTGTTATAATAATATCTTTTTTAAGATCAGGTCTATCTTCTCTATAATCATCTCCGGGTACATTACCTCCAATTTTCTCAGCATCTTCAGGTCCACAGTATTTGCTACTATTCTTATCTAAAGTTGAAGAATATATACATTGTCGTAATGAAAAGTAATTTGCCATAATTTTATTTTTTATAAACCACCATAACCTGCATTTCCACCACTTAAATCTGTATTATCTTGTACTGAAGTAATAGGTTCAATAAAAAATGATCCTAAAGGTTTATCTAATTCTTCAGGTGTTAAATTATAATCATTTATTGATTTTACTGATTTTTCATCTAATTCTACTTCTGTATCTTTATCTATTTCATTGTTTTCTGAAGGAGCTATATCATAATATGCTACATTTTCTGTTACTGTTTCTCTTACTTTTGTAGATTCAGGTACTGGTTCAAAAGGAGGATTCATTACTGGTTCTTCTTCATTTGTCATTTCTTGTTCTTCTATTTCTGGTTCAGTTATAATATCTAAAATAGGATCTGTTAGCATTTGGTTTAAATTTTCAGGTTTTATTAAATTTGCACCAAAAGATTTTTGATGAATAGAAGCGGGTATAAAATCTTTTAATTGTTGGTTAGATGTTAAATATATACTTGATGCATCATCATCAATATCTTCTATAATATGTACCCATCCTTTTTTATCTGTATTTTCTAATTGACCATTTCTAATAAGAGTAATAGGATCTCCTGTTTTTCCTTCATTACTCCATCTATTTTTATTTTCTGGTAATATATCTTCACTTATATTAGTAGAACCAAAACGAATTGAATTTCCAAATCTTCCTTCTATTATTGTATCTCCTTCATAAGGTAATAATGGTTTTATTTCTAATGATTCGGAAAAATAATCTCCTAAATTTATATCTGTACTTCCATCTTCTACTTGTCTTACTACTATTCCATTTTGAGTTTGTTCATAATCTTGTTTTGATGCATCATCTTGCATTTCTTTTGTAGTAGGAAGAGCATTATGGTGGGGGTGATTCCATATATTTAAATTAGGAAAATAATAATTAGTAGATGTATTTCCTATTTGATATATACTTTTATCATAAGAAGATTGAATTAATACTATTTCATTTATTAAAGGATAATTTTTTAAAAATGAAAATAAAGGACGCGCTGTATTTGTGATATTAGTCCAAGTTTTTTCTAAAGGAATATTTTCATCTAATCTAGTAAAATATATAGTTCCTATAGAATCATACCCTCCTAATTCAATAGCTTGAGGATGTTCTATATTTAGAATAATATCTTTAACTCTTACAGCAATGTGTTCAGTCATTTTATAATTCTTTAGGTGGTTCTATTTCTTTTGGTTTTTCAACTGTTTTAGCTATTTCCTCAGCTACATCCATTAGTTGATCCATTTCTTCATTAGTTAATAGACCACCATCACCTGTTGAAGCAGCTCCTGTAGATAAACGTTGTATAATAGCAGCCATTTTAATTAGTTGGTCGTCATTTTTAACACTAATTTCCATATATTCCTTAATTAAAGGAACTACAACAGTAGCATCACCTAAAGATTGTACTAAAGGTTTTAATTCCGCTATTAAAGATGCAAGTTGTTTAGCTTTTTTCTTTTGATTACCGTGAATTTCTTTTAATAAATCACCAAAAGATTTATCGTCAAATATTACTTGATTTAATGAATCCATATTATTTTATTATAAATATGAAATTTTTAGACTCTTACATACCCCTTCTCTATATATTCTTCATAAAGTTTTTTATAGAGTATTTTTAATTTTTTAGTTACTTTAGTAATAACAGGAGTATCTACTTCAGTCATTTCTCTTATATAAATATAAAGAGCTTTTTTATTAAAAATTTCTAAATTTTCTCTACGTTTAAAAAGTATATTAATAGCATCACATACTCTTCTATCTTTATCTTTTTTAAACATTGTAAACATGTGTTTATCAATATATTCTGTAAAAAAATCTATAAAATCTTTTATTTCTTGTTTACGTCCATCTCTACCTAATTGACGTAAAACTCCATCATCTTCATCAGCAGCTAATACATCTACTTTTTGTTTTTTCTTTTGATAATTAGTATTATTATATAATATAAGATAGTTTTTACCTACAATTGAAAAATAACTAAATGCTTTAGTACCTTTTTCTGGTTTAAAATAATCTAACTTTTCTAAAAGAAAACAAATTACCTCATGTTTTAAATCTTCTAAATCATCTACTTCTGTATAGTAAAATTTGAATGTGTGAATTAGATTTTCAGCTAACTTATAAAAAGGATAATGTATTCTTCGAGCAAATATATTGTCTCTTTCTTCTTGATTTGTAGATGCTAAATATTCTTTTATAGCTGCATCTGTGTCTGGTGTAAAATATTGTTTTTTAGTTCTTTTTCTTCCTCGTTTTTTTGGACCTGGTTCTAGAGTCTCATCAATTATTGGTTCTGGGGGAGGGGTAGGGGCATACTTAAGTTTGTTTGACATGTGGTTTTTACTAATTTTTTATTTAAGGGTAAACTCATTTAGAGCTTCTTGGATTTTTTGTATTTCTTTAAAAAACCAACCAATTTCATCATCAGAATTAAATATACCTTTATCATCAATTTCTTTTAATCTTACATCACAAGCTTGAATTGCTTCACTTTGTTTTGTAATAAAATTTTCATATTTTTCTAATTCGTCTTCTTGTTTTTCAGATTTTAATATTAAATTTCTAATAATAAAAAAAGAAGTTACCATTACTACTGTTAATATAATACTAAGTGTTATCATTGTTAGTCTTTAAAAAATGAATCTATAACATCCATTGTTGCTTTTTTTAGATTCGGGTTATTTTGTGTATTTACTTTTTTAGCTGCTCTAAGTGTTTTATCACCTTTAGTAGCATTAGCTGGTTTTGATTTAGGAATATTATTAGATGCGTTATTCCATAATTCAAATTCAATTTGAGCAGCCATATGATCTGCTTGATGCATTAATAATGGTAAGTGTGTTCTTAATCTAGTTTCTTTTTGACCAGACAT